CATAGTGAAATGCAACCCCCGCTACAAGCACCACAACAACCACCACAAGAAGTAGAACAAGTGTTAGAACTCAAAACAGTGACATCACAACAAATAGATGTTTATATGGATGAACCCAAAACAAACAAGCGGGCGTGTTGTAAGAACATCAATCCATTCAAGTGTATAACAGGGACATTATACAAGTGTTGCTCAAAAATTTCAAAAGTGTTCAAAAAACAACTAGATCAAACGGTACAACAAAGTGAATTACAATCAAAACACTCTGATGAAGAATCAATAGGCTATAGTTATGAAGCTAGAAATGTAATCAACGACACACGATCTAAAGATACCTCCATCAACAGTATACTCATACCAAATGAAGATGGAGGTTTGTTGTCCAAGTGACAACTTTGGGAACCGTTGGACCAACCACAAGGCGATGTAGTGGTTAGGGCCAACTGTAATGCTCAGGCTTTTCAAAATGAATTAGACGATTATCAATTCAGACCTGAACATAAGATACTCGCCAACAGTTTTAACTACGACTTAAATACCAAAATAACAGACATTATTTGTACTTGTAAGAACGCAGCTAAACTAAAGAAAATATTACCTACTACTACCACAGCTCAACCGGTGATAATTTACCCTCAATGCCCACGAATATTATTCACAGCTTTTATGCGACAATTGAGACAAAGCCCAAATACCGCAACTCCTTATATGATACGTAAATATCAGGCTTTTTGCGACCATAGATTTCAAACCATCATTCAACCATTACTTAGAGACTTCGAATATGATGTTGATGATTGGATGAACCATGTAACAACTCGCAACAAGCAATTGGAAGTGTTACCATACTACGAACAATGGCTTTTAGGAATCAAAGATGGGCAAGATTGGAGCAATAATGACTATACACTATTTGCAAAGAGTGAAAAACAGACTAAAATAAACGGCAAATGGCCAAAATGTCGCGCGATATCTGCTTGTCCACCAAATGTAAAATGGATAATGGGACCAGTGATATATGCACTCGAAAAACTCTTTGCAACACTGCCTGGATATAAAATAGTCAAGTATGACTCAGACATGAATGTAGTAGGAACTTGCAAAACATGGGAAGAGGTTGAAGACAAATATGAAATTCTAGCTCACAAAGGTTATGACATATCCATAGACATTGATGGATCCGCTTGGGATAGTACACAGTTAAACCATATGAAATATCCAATATTTTTAATATATGAATACTTAGCAAAGCATTCAATGATCCATCATGTAGACACTGATTTATTCTTGAATATTGCAACAGCAAAAAAACGTAAATTGACTGCTAAATCTTACATAAATGGAAGAGAGTACATCATATTTAGCGCCCTAATAGATGCTACTATGTTTTCCGGATCTATGGATACCACTTTCAGTAATACAGAAG